GATGAACATACATATGAAGATCCAGGCTTAGGATTCAATGTAGTTGACGATCTATGTCAACACATGAGAAACGACCCTATCTTCTACCGTAAGCAATACTATCCAACTATGGCTCATATGCAGGACAAGTTGAAAAAGGGAGAACCTATTGATACTATGGAATGTATGGGTCCAATGATAGAAAAAGCTACGAAACACTATTGTTCTAAATACGATATTCCAAGAAGTCCAGAAGATCTTTTAACTAAAGAAGAAATAGTTGAAATTTGTGAAAAGATTTATGGAGAAGAGATGGAGCAGATCAGAGACGGAGACTACTAATGTTTCTTAGGGAATTATTCGAAGCCCCTAAAACTGCCGTCTTTGCTTTTGGTAGGATGAATCCTCCAACAATAGGACACGCGAAACTGGTTGATGTAATTAAAAACCAAGAAGGCGATCCTTTTCTATTCTTAACTCACACACAAAAACCTAAAACAGATCCTTTATCATTTGCAGAGAAAGTTTTCTTTGCACAAAAAAGTTTTACTGGTATTACAATAGGTGATAACAAAGTAAGAACTATTATAGATGCTATGCAGTTCTTAGAAACTAAAGGTTATTCAGATATTATATATGTAGCAGGATCAGATAGAGTTGCACAGTTCGAACAATTACTTAATACATACAACGGAAAAGATTATAACTTCAATAGCATTAATATTGTAAGTGCAGGACAACGTGATCCTGATGCCGATGGTGCTGAAGGCATGAGTGCTAGTAAGATGAAAGCCGCGGCAGTTGATAATAACTTTGATACTTTTAAATCAGGTGTTGCTGGAGATGAAAAACTAGCTCAAATGATGTTTGGTAAAGTACGTAAAGGAATGCAATTAGAAAATTTAGATGAATTACAAGTTAAACAACAAAAGCCTAAACTAGATGTACTTAATAATATAGCAAGTAGAACTGATGGCAAACCTTTTCCATTAAGTTGGAATGCAGATTCAAATGAAATATCAGTAGGCGGTAAAGTATATATTGCACCAGCTGAAGCAAATAAATTTTTACGTTTCTATGATACTAGATCAGAGGACGAACAAGAGTTAATGCAAAAAGCATTAAGAAGTGCAAAGACAACTGTAAATCTTTTTAAGAATTTAGGTTTCAAATACGAATACGAAGCAGACTAATATGGACGATATAAAAACTTTACAGAGATTAGCAGGCATAGGTGAGTTCCAAGGTTTTACTCCGTACAAAGTAGATGAGAATCCAAGTATTACTGCAACAGCACTTAAGGCCAAAGAAAAAAAGATGGGTGTTAAACCCGGAGACAAAGATTGGTTTAAACTTTGGTTTGGTAAACCTTTTTTAACAGGTGTTCCAAACTTTAGAGGTCGAAAGAAAAAGTAATGAAAGTACGTCAACTATATGAAAATGGCGGATTAATTGTTCCAGGGGTTAACACTACAAAAGATGTAGGTCCTAATCAAATTCCTATTGAAGCCGCTAAATTGGGTTTAAAGGTTGACAAAAAAGGAATTCCAGCTTATAATATGCACAAGAAGGCTCATAAAAATTCTAGTCCTAATACATTGTTTAATTTAGGAATGGCAGAGTCTAGAAAGGATATAACATATACAAAACCTAATCTTGATACCGAGTGGGACGAAGCAACACGTTATGAAGAATTTAAAAAAATAGGTAAAGATAAATGGATTGATCTTGTTAATAAAGGCAAGGTAGTTGAATACAATACTAAAACAGTTCAAAAGATGAGTAATACTGATGCTGTTAATGTAAAAGACTTTGATAACCTAGATAAAAGTAAACAAGAAAGAGCTTTAAAACAATTAGAAAAAGGTTCCATTGAATTACCTATAGTTGCAAGTTACAGCGATGGGCATTTAGAACTAGTAGGTGGTAACACAAGACTTACTGCGGTAATGAAAGCAACTGGTAAAGGTAAAGTATGGCAATTTGATGTACCAGATGAAATTGTTAGTGAAAGAAAAGAAATATGGAACGAATGGAAAATTATGCCACAAACTATTAAGCCAATGGGATTAATACACAAAGCAGGTAAAGGTCCTAATAATAGATTTGATTTTAAAAACAAGGGCAATAACAAAGCCAACGAAGCCAAAGAGATATCTAGTGCAAGTGAAATATATGTAGATATGGACGGAGTACTTGTAGACTTCTTTACACCATGGACTAAAATGATGGGTGTAGATAGTTGGAGAGATATTAAAGACATAGATGCGGCCTTACAAAAAATTAGAGATACAAAAGACTTTTGGATAGACTTAAAACCTACTCCAAATGCAAATAACCTTTTAGGTATTATTAAAGAGATTAAAGGAAAGTATAAAATACTATCAGCACCAATGGCTGATGATCCTAGAGTAGAGCCTAGTAAAAAAGAATGGGTTGAAAAACACTTAACATCTTTTCCACCCGAAGATGTAATTATTACTGCGGCGAAAAGCAAGTATGCTACACAACCAGATGGAACTCCAAACATATTAATAGATGACTTTGGTCAGAACGTTGCTAAATGGGAAGCCTCAGGTGGTGTAGGATTTAAACATAAAGATCACAAATTTGAAAGAACAGCAATGAACTTAAAACAATACTTTGAAAAAGATGTAGACGAAAGAGATCTTACAAAGGGTGAAGAAAAAGATAAAGAAAAATATGTTAAAGGAATGAAAAAGAATTCCAAGGACTTTAAAAAACGTTATGGTGATGAGTGGAAAAACGTTATGTATGCAACTGCTACTAAAATGGCTAAAGAAGATTATGCAGTTACAGAATCAGGATATGAGCATAAGAACTTTAATACTATTATAGAAGGAAATGCACCTCCACAAGTTAAAGAAAAAGATATACATAAGTTTATTGCACGTAAAGGTAGCATAAAACTAGAAAGAATTACTCCAGTACAAAAAGCTAGAAACTGGGATAAACTATCAAAGCAAATGGAACGTGTAAATGACGGAGATTATAATCCTATCGTAATAGATAAAGAAGGATTTATAGTTAACGGGCATCATAGATACGATGCACTACGTTTATTAGACCATAAACAAGCTAAAGTGCATATGATCGACGGTACTTTAAAAGAAATTATGGAATTGATGAAAAGATAAATATAGATATGCGTATTAGAGAAATTAAAAAGAACAAAAAGAAGACCATCAAGCCTAGAGATCCTAACTTTCAGACTATGATGAAAATAGCACAAAGTGGTGCTGGCGGTTCTCATGGTGACAAAACTAAAGAAATTCCACGTAACGCAAAACACAAAAAAGACGCATACGATATTAATGAAAAAGTTAACAAGGATGGTGTACCAATGTGCCCAGATGCTTGTTGTGGTGTTCCAGTAAGTGAATGTAAATGCGGACCAGAATGTGAACATTGTAACTGTCATTTTATTAAAGAAATGAAAGAAGTAGTAGAAACTAAAGATAAACTACAAGCTCGTAAGAAAGAACTTTTAAAAAAATTAGATAGAGTTTCAGATGAGGGTGGCAAAGTTAATATTAACGACCCTGAGTATAAAGAACTTCAAGCTATTAGAAAAGCATTAAAGAAAGAATCAATAAACGAAGACGCACCATTTGATGGTATGGGTTTAGTGCAAAGAATGGTATTCAATAAGTGGATAACTATTGAAGAATGGAATGCATTAAAACATAAGATGAAAGATGCGGCACAAGAAATAGAAGATAACTACGATGACTGGCCAGATGGAGAAGGCTTTGGATCATCTGATCATAACTTTGCTATTAAAGAGTTAATGCAAATATTAGGATATGAGTTTGATGATAAAGATACAAGTGGTAGATTTGTTGTATCTAAAGTACCACCTGAAGTAGAAAAATTAGGAATTAAAAACGTAAGAATGAAAGAGGCTCCAGGAGCTCAACCAGGTGCACCAGCAGGACAACAACCAGCACCAGCTAAACCACAAGGACAACCTAAAGTAGATCCTAAAGTTGCTCAAAGAGCCGCTAGTTTAAAAAGTGTAGGCGGTGGTAAAGCAAGTGGTTCAATGGTTGCTAAAGGATTAGGAAAATTAAGTCAGGGTGGAATGTTACCACCTAATATAGTTAAAGCAATTTCACCATATGCACAGGCGTTACAAAACATTATGGCTGATCCACAGTTGTTTAATAAGTTTAAAATGTTAATGAAATCAGCTCAAGCACCTGCTCCAGCAGAAGCAATGGAAACTGCTACACCAGGGGCTACAAGTGCCGGCAATATAGCTACTGTGGCAAATCCACATATAGCAAACAGCAAAAAGAAGCCTAAAACACAGAAGCCAACTGATAATGCACTTGATAACAAGAGTCACGGACTATTCGGTCAACCTTTAAAACGACTAAATAATAGTAAGGAACAAACAATGTCAGACAAAAAAGAAGTTATAGCAGAAAATTTAGCCGATGAGGCTTCTAAAGTAGAGCAAGATCACGAAGTACAAATGGCAAGAGCTCAATTGTACAAGATTGCAAAGTACTCTATTAAATTACATGAAATGCTTAAAAACGTTTCAGAACAAGAAGGCCTAGAAGGTTGGGTACAATCTAAAATTACTAAATCTGCAGATTACATTGGTGCAGTATATCACAACATGGACTACGAACATAAGTTTGCTGAAGTAACTAAAACTGAAGAAGTTCCTACAGAAGTTGTTGAAAAAGATGAAGCACCAAAAGTAGAAGAAACTAAAGCAGACAACTACAAAGACGATCTAGCAAATAAATTAGCATCTAGCTTAAAGGCGTAACCAATGAGAGCTAAAGACTTTATCATCGAAAAGGGTGGAGATGACGGTAGTGTAAGAGCCGGCATGGACGCATGGATGAATGATTTAGGTGATAAAATGGCCGCTACATTTGGTGGCAAAAGACAGATGCAAAAACCAACTGGTGGTGATAGACTACGTAAAGCAGTAGGACTTGGCAAAGACGCTAAACCTGAACCAGCAAAAGCAGAGAAACCAGCAGAAAAACCTGCTCCACAAAAAGTAGATCCAGTAAAAGTTCCAAAGATAGATGATGTTAACCCAGGATCAGCTTACAACGATGGTAAAGCTACTTGGGAATTTGACGGTACTAAATGGAACTCCGGAACACAATCAATATCCACACAAGACGGTTACAAAAATTTCGTAAAAGCCAGCAAATCAGGCAAGGCTTTCATCGCCTAAGATAAATACATACATTAAAAATAATTAACACTGAGGAGTGCTATGGCGTTCTTAGTCCATAATTTACCACCGGTAGAAGTATTCGTCAAGAAAGAATACTTATACGATCTTGAAAAAGGTCATGGAGAATACACTCCTGGTATATGGATTTCCGTCAAGTCAATAATGAGCAAGGCTCTGTACTTCGAAACACTTCTTACAGAGTACGGTGCATTATACGACAAACTTCCTATTAGTGCGTTTGTTTGGAAAACAAACATAAACCTTGAAGATCAACTTCCTTTAGATACATTACAAATATGGGATTGTTTTGATTACGATATTACAGTAATACAAAAACAAATGCTATGCGAGTGTGAGTTCTTTGGAAAAGATAAAAAGATGCATCAAGGTGAATATATGTTTTCTATAGATAGTTGCCATACTGATCACGCCCTTAACGTTAATTATTCCGAGCATGACCCAGAGCATAAGTCCTTTAATATCATTAAGTGTAAAAATGGTCAATTCGCGGCACAACCTAATAACAGAGTAATATTCAATGATCAAAGTTTGGTCCATCCTGATAGAAAGATGCCAGACTTCAAAGTTTGTTCACAAAATTATACAGTCGAGAATAACCCAAAATGGTCTGTGGGTCATACAGATGAATGGCAGTATAAGAGTAAGGACGAAGAGGTTGGATCAGAGTAGTAGACGCAAAGAAGCATACCGACTCTTTTGGATAGTAAAAGGACATTTCAACGCCACAGAACAATGTATTTTAGATTGTTACGATAGTTATTTCAAACGAGTTTGGTATAACGAAGAAGCATATATATACGAAAAAGGGTTTGAAGAGGCATACAAAGCCACCTTAAATAAGACCAAAAAAGTTAAAGATTAAATAGTAGTATGTTAGAGCCTAACGTACAAAATTTAGAATTCAAAGAAAAAGCAGACGTATTTACTGCTGTCTATCCTGATGCAGAAAGTTTGAATCCAATTCTTGCAAACAAAATAAAAGCTGAAGGAGATCAACAGTTTCGAAAAACTAATGTTCAAGCTGATATGACTAAATGGTCTATGTTTGAAGATGTTGATTTTGAAAAGATTGTTAATTTTGCTATCGAATGTATCGAAGGTGGTCTAGCACATAAAGAATTGGGCAGATATTATCCTACAGATTGCTGGGGAGCAGTTTATAGGAAAGGTGATAGCACAAATGCACACGCACATCACCCGGCCACGTGGAGTTTCGTTTACTACGTAGACGCAACACCAGATGATGCTCCATTAGTATTTCCAACTAGCGGTAATGCAATATATCCAAATCCAGGATTAATGATTGTATTTCCAGGTTGGGTAACACACGGAGTACCAGAACAAAAATTGGATAAAGAAAGAATTGTAATTGCCGGCAATATTTCTATTGACAGACCGCAGGCAAAGAGTGTATAATACAAATATAAAATAGGAGAATGAAATGAGTGATAGAACTTACGGACAAGACGAAAAGCAAAAGCTAGAACGTTTAGTCAACGAAGGTGCTCAAGTACTTCAAGAAGTTGAAGATCTAAATACAGGACTTAAAGATACTGTAAAAGCAGTAGCAGAAGAATTGAATATTAAACCTGCTATTATTAACAAAGCCATCAAAGTTGCACATAAAGGCGATTGGGCCAAAGTTGCAGACGCATTTGATGACTTGGAGACACTAGTTGTCACAGTTGGTAAAGACAAGTAGTGAGTATCGCGAGTTTTTTTAAAAGAAGTTACGACTCTCACCCTTTAGCATTTGGATTGGAATTCGCGTCAGCAGTTACCGTTATAATTGGAAGTGCTATATTAACTTGGACAGTATTAGAGCCTAGACCAGACATTTTTATTCCATTTTACTTTATTGGAAGTGTTACTGGTTTTTGGGCGGCCTATTACAGAGATTCAGCTTGGATTATGGTATTAACCGGTTGGTTTACTACTATGAATTCTATTGCACTTTGGAGAATGTTTATATGAGATATATGGTTGACATAGACGGTACTATATGCTATACTGTAAACAGTAATTATGCAGAAAGTCGACCGTATAAAGACCGCATAGAGCACTTTAACGGGCTATTTGACGAAGGTAATGAAATACATTATTATACTGCAAGGGGCAGTAAGTCTGGTACAGATTACCAAGATTTTACTGTAAAGCAATTAACCGATTGGGGAGTAAAGGCAACAAGCATTAAAACAGGCAAACAGTTGTACGATATTTGGATAGATGACAAGGCACAAAACGATAGAGAATATTTTAAAAAGCATGGGATTGATGAGGGGTCAAACGATCCACTTCACCATACCTGATGTACTTAAATGGGTAGCAACATTTATTTTAATTGTTGGAACTTTTATTAACGCAGGTTATCCTGAGTTATATCCAATAGGCCCGGGCTTATTAGCATTGGGCGGAGCAGTTTGGTTAATAGTTTCAGTAATGTGGAAAGAACCGGCGTTGATATTGACAAACGCAGTCTTGACTTTAGTTGGGATTTGTGGTATAATAATAGCAACGTTATGAAGCAAGGTATAGTCGGCCATAAACGACATTTTGGTATTTGTCAGCCTCAAATGACATACAGGAGAAAAGATGAGTTACGTAGACGCACAATTTGATCGAGACCAGGACGTTATCAGAGTAGTAGAACGTAAAGATGGTAAACGACATTTTACAGAATATCCAGTTAAGTATACATTCTTTTATAAAGACCAAAGAGGAAAATATAAAAGTATATATGGTGATCCTTTAAATCGAATTGTAGCTAGAAATACAAAGCAGTTTAGAAAAGAACTTGCAATAAATCAAAACAAAGAATTATTCGAATCAGACGTTAATCCAATATTCCAATGTTTAAGTGAACAGTACTTAAATGTTGATGCACCTAAACTTAATATAGCATTTTTTGATATTGAAACAGACTTTGATCCTGAAAGAGGATTTGCTGATCCTAGCGATCCGTTTATGCCAATTACTGCAATCACAGTACACTTACAATGGTTAGATACTTTAGTTACACTTGCTATTCCACCTAAGACACTTACAATGGAACAAGCAGAACAACAAGTAAAAGATTTTCCTAATACACACTTGTTTGCAAAAGAAGGAGATATGTTACAAGCATTTCTCGACTTAATACAAGATAGTGATGTACTTACTGGTTGGAACAGTGAAGGTTATGATATTCCTTATACAGTAAATCGTGTATCAAGAGTTTTAAGTAAAGATGATACAAGACGTTTTTGTTTATGGAAACAACTTCCTAAAAAACGTGAATATGAAAAGTATGGTAAAAAAGCTGAAACGTATGACCTAATAGGTAGAGTACATTTAGATAGTTTAGAACTATATCGTAAATATACATATGAAGAAAGACATACTTACAGACTTGATGCTATTGGTGAACTTGAAGTTGGTGAAAAGAAAACTGTGTATGAAGGTACACTCGATCAACTTTATAACAATGACTTCAGAACGTTCATTGAGTACAACAGACAAGACGTTGCACTACTGGACAAGCTGGATAAAAAATTAAAGTTTATAGATTTATCAAATGAACTAGCTCATGCAAATACTGTTTTGCTACAAACAACAATGGGTGCAGTAGCAGTTACAGAACAAGCAATTATTAACGAAGCACATCACAGAGGATTACAAGTTCCTAATAGGCCGAAACGTGATGAAGAAAACACGGCGGCGGCTGGTGCCTATGTTGCATTTCCTAAAAAGGGTGTACATAAGTGGATAGGTTCAATGGACTTAAATTCACTATATCCATCTGTTATTAGAGCTTTGAATATGGATCCAGCAACTATTATAGGACAACTTCGTCCAGATCATACTAACGCCTTTGTAGAAGATCAAATGACACTTCAGAAGAAGTCATTTGCAGGTGCTTGGGAAGGTAAGTTTGGTACACTAGAATATGAAGCAGTTATGGAAAAGAGAAAAGACTTTGACATAACAGTTGACTTTGAAAATGGCGATAGCGAAATGTTAAGTGCCGCGGAAGTATATAAACTAATTTATGATAGCAACCAACCATGGATGCTTACTGCTAACGGAACAATACTTACAAATGAGTTTGATGGTGTTATACCTGGATTGCTTAAACGTTGGTATCAAGAACGTAAAGAGCTACAAGCGATGAAAGGAAAAGCCATCGATGCAGGAAATCAAACAGAAATTGCGTTTTGGGATAAACGTCAGCTTGTTAAAAAAATTAATCTTAACAGTTTATACGGTGCTATTCTTAACCCTGGTTGTAGGTTTTTTGATAAACGTATTGGCCAAAGTACTACACTTACTGGTCGTGCTATTGCAAAGCACATGAGCGCCGAGGTTAATAAAGTTATTACAGGCACATATGATCACGTAGGAGATAGTATAATATACGGTGATACAGATTCAGTTTACTTTAGTGCTTTTCCAATACTTAAAAAAGAAATAGAAGCAGGAACAATACCTTGGACTAAAGATAGTGTTATTAAACTTTATGATCAAGTATGTGGAGAAGCAAACAAAACGTTTGGTAAGTTTATGATGGAGGCATTTCATTGTCCTAAGAGTAGATCAGATGTAATTGCGGCAGGTAGAGAAATTGTTGCAGAATCTGGTTTGTATATTACAAAGAAAAGATATGCGGCCTTAATATATGATAACGAAGGACAACGTACAGATGTAGATGGTAAGCCAGGTAAAGTAAAAGCTATGGGATTAGATCTTAAACGTTCTGATACACCTGTGTTTATGCAAGACTTTTTAAGTGAACTATTAATGATGGTGTTACAAGAGAAAAGTGAAAAAGAGATTTTAGAACGTATTAGTGAATTTAGAACAGAATTTAAACTACGTCCTGGGCACGAAAAAGGATCACCTAAACGTGCAAATAGAATCGGGGACTATCAACGTAAAGAACAAAGAGAAGGTAAAGCAAATATGCCCGGACACGTTCGAGCTAGTATTAATTGGAATACACTTAAACGTATGAACGGCGACAAGTACAGTCAAGAGATTGTTGACGGTATGAAAGTTGTAGTATGTAAACTAAAACAAAACCCATTAGGCTATACATCTGTTGCATATCCTACAGATGAATTAAGATTGCCTGAATGGTTCAAAGCTCTTCCGTTTGATAACGAAGCAATGGAAGAAACAATTATCGATAATAAGCTCGGTAATTTAATAGGGGTGTTAGATTACGACATCCAGAGTACCTTACAAAAGAACACTTTTAATAACTTATTTGATTTTGGAGGTAACAATGAAGAATAAACGAAACAAGTTTGAAAGGAAGATGGACGAGTATAACCATACTATGGAATTTATTAGAACCATCGTTCCAATCGCAGTACTTATTTTACAGGTTTTTATTTTAATGAGGTTAATATAGGCATATGGCTACACACGGAATGATAGACTTGGAAACTTTAGGTGTTGAACCTAATAGTGTAATTATTACTTTAGGAGCAATTAAGTTTGATCCATTTAGTAATGAAGAACCACATAGTGGTTTGTACCTACGTTGTGATATAGAAGAACAATCAGAACAGTTAGGTAGAACTATTGATGACAACACAATGGAGTGGTGGACTAAACAACCACAAAAAATTCAAGACGAAGCATTCGGTGAACATAAAGATCGTGTTAATATGGATCAGCTTACAAAAGCTATTAATAAATTTTGTGTAGGTCTTGATGAATTATGGTGCCAAGGTCCTTTATTTGACTATGCTATATTACAAGACCTATATAAAAATATTAATAAACCTACTCCATGGAACTTCTGGCAAATTAGAGATAGTAGAACTGTGTTTGGTATGATGCCAAGCGATCCACGTAAAGCTATTCAAGAAGAAATGCACAATGCATTAGCAGACTGTTATTATCAAGCAAAGTGTATACAGTCAACTTATAAACACTTTGGAGTGAAAGGAAGACAATGGAAAAAATAAAATTAAGTAAAAAGTTATTATTGATTTCTTGCCTTATAGTTGTTTTAGTGTTAATAACAAATTGCACTACAAAACCTACTCCTGAACAAAAAACAATGAATGCTATGGATAAGTTCTTTGAATGTTTAGGTGATAGTTCTAAATGCAAGGATATAATGACTGAAGACCAAAAGAAATCATTTGAAAAACAATTAGAAGAATCAAATGATGCATTTGGTGATGAACCAGTAATTAAGGAACAATAATGAAAATACTTTTAACTGGTAGCAAAGGGTTTGTAGGTTCACACCTACTTAAATGGTTATCTGCTCACCAAGTTACTTGTCTTGATAGAGAAGATGGAAACGATCTACTAACTTGTGATTTAAATTATGATGTAGATTTAGTAATCCATTTAGCTGGAGCAACTGGCTTGCCTTTAAGTTTAAAAGATCCTAAACACTTTTGGGACAATAACGTAATGGCATCTAAAAGAATTTTTGACCAATTTAAAGGCACAAGGATAATATATGCTAGTTCAAGTACTGCAAAAGAACCTGCTAGAAATCCTTATGCAATGAGTAAACACACAATGGAACGTATTGCGCCACAAACAAGTTTAGGCCTGCGTTTTTGCACTATATATAGTAATAGTCAGCAAAGGCCAAAAATGTTTATTCCTCGTTTACTTCGTAAGGATCTTTCTTATATACACACAAATCACAAACGAGATTTTATCCACATAGACGATATTTGTAGTGCCATTTCGTTTCTTATGAATCGAGATGCAAAAGGCATTATGGATATAGGAACGGGTGTAAGTACACCATTAAAAGAGATTACTGATTTTTTCGATATGCAAGTCGAAGAAAGAATTGGTGACGAAACGGAAAGACTTTGTAATAAAGCTGACGTTTCAAAATTAAAGGATTTGGGTTGGACAAGTAAAATCAATTTATTTGACTACTTAAAATCGCAAAAGGACTTGACTTTATGATTAAATTAATATACAATAAGAGATCAATGGAGAAAAACTAATGAAAGATATCTTACAAGATGTAGTTGCACATACACATTCGCTAGGCTTTTTAAATCTAGTGAAAGTTACAGGAGATGACGCAAATACACAAATCGAAAGTATGGCAGAAGACAGAAGTGTTATTCTAACTGCTGATACTAAAAATCCTGTAACAGAGTTTGCGGCAACATTTGGTATGCCTAATTTAGATAAACTGGCTTTACACTTAAAGAATCCAGAGTATCAAAAGAACGCAAAACTTTCTGTAGAGAAAGCAACTCGTAATGGAGCAGAAGTTCCAACACATATTCACTTTGAAAACGAAGCAGGTGATTTCCAAAATGATTATAGATTTATGAATCAGGAAATTATTAACGAGAAACTTAAGAGTGTTAAGTTTAAAGGTGCTACGTGGGAAGTAGAACTTGAACCGTCTATTGCAAGTATTACTAGAATGAAATTGCAAAGTGCGGCTCATACAGAAGAAACTGTGTTTACAGTAAAAACTGAAAATAATAATTTAGTATTTTACTTTGGTGATCACAGTACACACGCAGGATCATTTGATTTTGCTAAAAGTATTACAGGTGAACTAAAACACGCATGGAGTTGGCCGGTAGCACAGGTACAAGCAATACTTGGACTTGATGGTAAGCTAACTATGAAAATCTCAGATCAAGGTGCTATGCAAATTAGTGTTGATTCGGGATTAGCAACTTATAACTATATTTTACCTGCACAATCTAAATAGGAGAGGCGAGTGAATACAGATCTAACTAATGCACAAAAAGACTATGCAGTATTTCTCCCTGCCATTAGTGGATTCTTCGCTACGTTTGTAGGTAAACAAAGGTATGAGGAATATGTTGAAAAAAGTAGAATACCTAAGAACTTTCCAACAGAAGTAGAAAGTTTAAACTGGCTTGAACCTAAAGCTAGTATGTTCAACTATCACTGGAGTCTATATTCGGCAGGACACGCCGAGTTAGACGTTAATAAAAATGCACCCAAAGAAGATATGGTTCGTAATAGGGATCGTAACAATTCTTGGTTACTAGGAGACTCAGGTGGTTTCCAGATTGGTAAGGGTGTATGGGAAGGTGATTGGAAAGATCCTAATTGTCCTAAAGCTAAAAAGAAACGTGAACAAGTCCTTACGTGGATGGATGCTTATATGGACTATGGAATGATACTTGATATTCCTGCCTGGGTGGCAAGATCCCCTGCTGGTGCAAAAGCAACGGGTATTGACAATTACCAGGATGCCGTAAATGCTACAAGAATTAATAACGATTACTTTATGAAAAATAGAAATGGTAATTGTAAATTCTTAAATGTATTACAAGGTGAAAACCATGCTGACGCAGAAGATTGGTATCAGCAAATGAAAGACTATTGTGATCCTAAGAAATATACAGATCACTTTAATGGTTGGTCAATGGGTGGCCAGAATATGTGCGACATTCACTTAATATTGAAAAGATTAGTTGCACTACGTTTTGATGGATTGTTAGAAAAAGGATTGCATGACTTTATGCACTTCTTAGGAACAAGTAAACTAGAGTGGGCAGTACTATTAACTGACATTCAAAGAGCAGTTCGTAAGTATCACAATCCAAACTTTACTGTAACATTTGATTGTGCAAGTCCGTTTTTAGCAACTGCTAATGGACAACTTTATATTCAAACAGAAACAGTAGATAGAACTAAATGGGTGTATCGAATGGTACCTAGCATAGACGATAAGAAGTATGCACAAGATACACGTAACTTTAGAGATGGAGTATTAGCAGATGGTATATTTAAAAACTTTACAGATAGTCCTGTAAGTAAAGGATTAACAGTAAAAGATATATGCATATATGCTCCAGGAGACCTAAATAAAATAGGTAAAGAAGGTAAAACAAGTTGGGATAGCTTTAGTTATGCTATACAGATGGCACATAACGTATGGAGTCATATTAATGCAGTACAAGAAGCTAATAGACAATATGACGCAGGTGTTTATCCTAATATGTTAGTACAAGAAAAATTTGACAGGTTATATTTTAGAGATGTAATTGATGCCATTTTTGCAACAGATGATAGAGATAAAGCAAATATGATTATTGCAGAGTTTTCAAGATTCTGGGATACTATCATTGGAACAAGAGGTAACACAGGTAAAAGAATTGTTAATGCACAAACACAATTTAATAATTTATTTGATGATGCTGATAGTGTTCCTGTTGCTGAAGAAACTGAAGTTGAGGATTTAGATGACAGTAAGTTGGAGGATTTAGAAAATGAACAAAGCTAAAAAAATAAAGAAACCAAGTAGAGCTAAAAAGAAACTTGAATATGATCACAAGTGGTACGATAGTAAAACTTCTGAAATGACTGAAGAACGTAAAACAAATAGATCATGGGAAAGTAAAGAAGTATTACAAAGAATAAAGAAAATTAAATTAGCAATCAAAGATAAGTTAGCGAGAATGTAATGCAAACAACTTCGTTATTTCCAACTCTTTTAGTAGAAGAGTATCTTGACATAGATAACAAAACTATTGTAGAGGCTTGTTATAATATGAAAAAGGAAATAATTTGGGGTGAGCAAGAAGGTGGCTGGCAAAGTGATTGGCGTATCGAAGATGATCGTTTTACTGAATTAAAAACTAAAGTACAAGAAATGATGACAAAGGTAGAAAAAGAATACTACCATATTAATTGTCCTATTAGTATTAAAAACGAATGGATTAATATTAACTATCCACAAGGTGCAACAACTAACATTAATCAAGTTCATATGCATGATAGAAATGTTTTAAGTTGTGTATACTATGCACAGGCAGATGATAACTGTGGAGAACTAACTTTGTTTAGTCCACATCAGTTATATGATTATGCAGTTCCGTATAGATATATTAAACAACCTAATGAATGGAATAGTACAAGATTTAGAATTAAACCAGAGACAGGTAAGCTAGTTTGCTTTCCAAGTTACTTATTGCATAATGCAAATGCAAATAGAAGTAGCAGAGATAGAATTAGTATTGCTTTTAACGGAGATATAAATGAAACGTGATTACGATAATGGTGTAAAGGATAATGTAGAATACTTTGTTGGTAACGAAGTAGAGAAAACTCCTGCACATCTAGAAAGAACATTGTTTGTTGTAGGTACACAAATGTCAGTTGATGTTATGGACCAAGCAAGAGAGAATGATTGTAAACACATTTATTTGGGTGCTAATCAAAGTTTCAATCCTACAAATGATGATCAAAAAGAAGATTGGGACGATATGATTATGCCATTATTGGAAGAAGGTTGGTTAGTAACTTTGGACTATGATATCAAATATCATGAACACGTAATTGCTTTTGATTACAATCGTTTTGATAATTTTATTTCACAGATTAGTGTTAAAGTACCCAATATAGAAAAATTGAATAATAAGGCTTGTATTAAAATTGATGATAACGATTTTAAACATAGCAATAAGGGTGTTTGGATCCATCACGTTAAGGATCTTAAACTGGAGACCCAATTTACAAATTGGGAAGAATATGGTAGAGATACACCAATAAAAGAGGTTGATTAATATGGAAGGTGATGCTACAATAAAAGAAAAAGATCATATTTATTTTGATGAAATGATTATGAAGAATTTTAAACAAGAAAGAGAAGGACAAATAATGACGACGGCAAAGAGAATGATTTGGGTTACTTTTAGAAAAGAAGGTATACACAAATACCCTGCGGCGTTGGATGATCCTAAACTAGCAACAGGTGATGAATATGATGTTAGTTTTTTAGGTTATCCGCATAGACATATTTTCCACTTTAAAGTTGCTATAGAAGTATTTCACGATGATCGTGATATAGAGTTTATACAATTTAAAAGATGGTTGGAAAAATGCTATGATGACAAAACTTTAGAACTTGATTATAAGTCGTGTGAAATGATAAGTGACGATTTATATGAAACTATTTCTAAACGTTACCCAGGTAGAGAAGTTCACATTGATGTTTCAGAAGATGGTGAGAATGGTGCTCACATCGAATATAGCAAATAATGAAGGAGGACTTTAAATGTCTTATTTTGCTGATACCCCTGAAGTCGTTCAAATTTTTGACGACCTAGATAAGTTTCGTGATTTTTGTAGGTTCGAAGGATACAGATTTAATGAAAGAGATCTGTATAATAAAAATTCGAAGTCGTATCGAGCATTTCTTGATCCGGCTAAGGCAAGAAAAGAAAGACGTGAAAAAAGGTTAGCACGTCTTAAGAAAAGGAGACATAGTTGATATATATTGTAGACATTGAAGCAGTTGATACACGTTATACAAAGCAATGGAAAGATTATCTTCCAAAGCAATTAAAACGTTCAACTAATCAATCTGTTGAAGTTATAAGTGGGGGTGATACTCCACAAGCAACTACACCTGGTGCTTTTTTAAACTTTGGCGGAACTAATGTTTACAAGAGTAAGCAGTTAGAGATTATAGGAGAAAAGTTCTGCAATGGAGAAATTAAAGACGGTGATTATTTTCTCTACACCGATGCCTGGAACCCTACAGTTATTCAACTACGGTATATGGCAGAACTATTGGGTGTTAATATTCGCATTGGTGGTTTGTGGCACGCAGGTAGTTATGATCCGCAAGATTTTCTTGGCAGACTAATAGGTGATAAACCCTGGGTTAGAAATGCAGAACGTTCTATGTTTGAATGTTATGATAACAACTTCTTTGCAAGTGACTTTCATATAAACATATTTGTAGATGCATTTAAAGAAGTAGGCAACTACGTAGGACTTACAACAGATAAAACTAAAGTACAACGTGTTGGTTGGCCTATGGAGTATCTAAAGAATAGTTTAGATAGTTATAGGAATATGCCTAAGGAAAACGTTATATTATTTCCACATAGGATTGCTCCTGAGAAACAACCAGATATATTTAGAGATTTAAGAACACATTTACCTGACTACGAATTAATTGTATGTCAAGAACAAGATTTAACTAAAATTGAATATCACAATCTACTAGGTAGAGCAAAGCTAGTGTTTAGTGCTAACTTACAAGAAACACTAGGTATTAGTTGGTACGAAGGTGCTTTAGTAGATACATTACCAATGGTTCCAGATAGATTAAGCTATAAAGAAATGGCGTTAGATGAATTTAAGTATCCAAGTGAATGGACTGAAAGTTTTAGTAGTTATGAACATAATAGAGTTTTGTTAATAAACAAAATTAAAGACTATATGGAAAACTACGACACATATCTTCCTGCTTTAAGAAAACAAGTTGTAAAACTTCAAGCAGACTTCTTTAGTGGTGAAAAACTTTATGGAGCATTGAGTAATGAATCCTGATGATGATAAAAGTATAACTGGCGAATTAAAATCAGACGACTTTAAAATTACAGTTGGTAATCAAACAGTTACGGTTAGTGGTCCTGATCCAGATAGTCCTGGTCATGCTTACCCTTGTATAGAAGCACCAGACATAGAATATAGTTATGCAGGTGGAGAAACAGTTGGCGGTATAGTACAAGGTGGTTCAGGTACTGCACCTACTTTTTCAGGAGTATCTTATACTGATACTAATTTAGGTACAGTAACATTTGATACTATGAATGATACTTGGGACACAGGTTTAGATGGTACAGACAAATGGCCATCAGAATATAAAATTGAAGATATGATTGAAAAGTATCCTGCATTAAAATTGCAATACTTAAGATTTTTAGAAGTTTATAATCTATGTAAAGATGATTATGCTATGGAGAAGAAGAACGATAATGATATCAATTTTTAAGAATAGAAAAAGAACTATATACGATAGAGATGGTAAAATACCTTATCTAGTTCGTTATTACATCTTTCTTAAGGACCGTTCTTGGTTTCCTTTTAACATAACTTTGCATAAAATATTAGTAAGTGATGAACCAACACTTCACGATCATCCTTGGTCTTGGGGAACACTTATTATTAAAGGTGGATATTGGGAGCATATTCCAATTCGTTCACAAGAAGGTTATGTAGTTGGATCTACTAAAAAATGGTGGGGACCAGGTACAATACGTTTTAGAAAGGCAGATGATTTGCATTGGTTAGAATTAGAAAAGGATGAAAATGGAAAAGAGATACCGTGTTGGAGTTTATTCTATATGGGTAAGAAATCTAAAGAATGGGGATTTATGCGACACGTATATAACCAAGGTTTTCGTTGGATACACCACGAAGCCTATTTGAAAGATAAGAAACAAGATGACTACACCTAAGATAACACAAAAGCTAAATGGCGATATGATTATCATAGATAATTATTTTAGCCCACCAGAGCTTAATGAACTTGTACAAGATGTACAAAGTTGGCCTTATCTATATGGTGAAGTAGACGACAAAGATTTACCGCCAACAGGAATGGCAACAGGTGAATACACGAATACAAAAACTTTTCATGCATTATGGAAAGTTTGCGAAGAATACTTACCACAAACACATGGTTGTATTTTAAAAAGAAGTGCGGCAAATATATTTGCTCCTAAGGAAACAGCTCATTATCACGTTGATGATGAAAGTGACGAAGCCTGGACATTTATGTTTTATGCAAATAATAATTGGGATATTAATGACGGTGGAGAAACAAAGTTTATTACAAACTTAAGACAAGGAGCAAATACAGATGGAGGAGATGACTTTCCAGAAATAATTGCTATTCCACCTATTCCAGGCAGAATGATACTATGGAAAAGTAACATATTACATACTGCAACACCTTTGAGAAATACTCATAGGTTTACACCAACATTTAAATTTATTAAATTTTTAAAAGAAAAACACGGCAAAGGAGAAGGCGGAATTGTTATGGGTGATGAAAAGACTTATCCATGGCATCAAGAATATGTACCACCTTTGCCAGTTACAGATATCAAACATAATATTGCAAGTATTGATGTATATGAAACAAATCTATCTAATGTTAATAACGATTTGTTAATGAATGACATTACACAACATCAAGAAAGAATTGACGCTAACCCTGAAGATACCCACTATGAAGACATTAAGTTCCCCGGTTCAGATACCTGTATGCACTTCATGGGGGAAGTAGAGAGATCAGTTATGGCGTATGCAAAACAAAACGTCGAGCTGACGGGTATCTGGACACATAAGACTGAACCGAATGGCAGTACTGCCTTTCACAGTCATACAAACAGTTTATATTCATTTGTGTATTATCCTGAACACAAAGATGGTCAAGGTGACTTACATTTTACAGTTTTTGTAAATGATATGCCTCGCTTTGAAAAAGTTATTCAGCCTAAAGCTGGTATGCTTTTAGTATTCGATTCCAGGGTTTCTCATTATACTGGGAAAAATATAACAGATACTGATAGGTATTCTATTAGTGGAAACTTTAATATTAGGAGCAATAATGAAAATTAAGAAAAAGTTCTATAGTTGGTCGGACGTAGAAAAGATGTGTGTAAGCATTGTAAACGATATGTATGCTGACTATTGGAGACCTGACTACATTGTAGGTATTACTAGAGGAGGCAATATTCCAGCAACTATTATTAGTAATATGACTGGCATACGTTGTGAAGCTATTAAAGTAAGTCTACGTGATAACGAATCAGGTAGAGCAGGAGATAGTGTTGATTGGATGTCTGATGATGCATTTGGTATCTTAGATGGTAAAATAGCAACAGGTAGTCCAACTAGCAAAAAGATTTTAATTGTAGATGACATCAATGATACTGGTGCTACATTTAATTGGATTAAAAAAGATTGGGAATCACGACATAAAGATCCTGAGAAGTGGGCAAGGACTTGGGGACATAATGTTAAGTTTGCAGTACTAACTGAAAATTTAGCTAGTGAGTTTGATGGAGTAACTTACAGTTGTGATGAAGTTAATAAAGCTGAAGAAGATTGTTGGCTTGTTTATCCTTGGGAAAACGTAGGCGAGTATGGCGGCTAAAATAGGATGGTGTTGGACAGGGACTATACCAAATTTATTAGTAATAGAACCAGAAAGATTTAAAACACCTAAAGTAAAAAATAAAGAGTATAATAAAAGAGGCGTAATTGATTGTCCTTCTTATCAAGGCTTTTACAATAATATATTTCTTTTAAAGTCTCCTGTATCTTTTACTGCAATTCCTAAAGAGGGTGGAGTTGATATAGAAAGCACAGAAGTAAGTACACATCAATTACAAAGTATAGTTACATTACATCAACCTGAAGAGATGTATGATATAAACAAACCTATGTTTCAGTTTAACTTAAACTATTTGTTTGTAGCAGATGAACCGTGTTTAATGGAAATACTTCCTCCGTTTATGCACAAAGATAAGTTTCCAGGAGAAGTAATTGGTGGTAGCTTTAATATACATAGTTGGGTAAGAAGTTGTAGTTGGGGATTTGTGTTTAATGATACAAAGAAAAAGTTAGAAATTAAACGTGGTGATCCATTATGTTATGTTAAATTTACTACACCAGAATTAACATCAAAAGTTAATTTAACAGAATGTATACTTACAGATGACATTATACACGAATTAGATAAGAAAAGACACTTGACAGACTTTAAAAAAGGTGGTATAATAAACTTAATGACTAGAGCATTGAAATTAAGACCAAAAAAATTAATTAGACTAAAACCAAAATTATGAGTGATAAAATAAAAGATAATGTAGTAAAGTTTCCTGATATAAAGGACAAAGTACTTGAGGTTAAATTTATAGCACCACCGGTTCTTAAAATGACTAAAACTGTAGATAATGATATAGCATTAGAAATTAAAGAAGGAATAGGTCAAGCCTGGGTACCTGCAAAGAACATAGCAGAAGCTAAAAAGAAATTACAAAAGCTATTGAATAATGTAACGGAGTTTATCGATGGAGTTTAAAGACATACCTTGGAAAGATATACTTGTAGACACAAAACAATTTACTGTGTTTAAAGACGGGTATCCGGTTACAGATGGACACGTTCTTTTTGTACCGAAGGTAGAAGACTGGGAACACTTAACTGAATGTTTCAAGGCGGCTTACAAATGGGGATATGATTGGGTAGAACGTGGTTACTGTGATTCATTTAACATAGGACAAAACGTAGGTAAAGAAGCAGGACAAACTGTTATGTACCCGCACATACATTTAATACCAAGACGTTTAGGCGATATGAAAGATCCAAGAGGTGGTGTAAGACACGTAATACCAGAGAAGGGAAACTATAGATTATGGGACGAGTAGCCGCACTAGGTTGTAGTCATACTTGCGGATATCACGTAAAGGATATGCCGGAAGATAAAGTATTAGACATTAATAGCTGGCCGTTTAGTGGCAAGTGGAATGACAACAACTGGGCAGAATACTATATTAACGATAAAGATAAAGACGGAGTTATCTTTGCTAACTCATCAAATGGTTGGTGGGAATATAGTGAATGGTTAAGTTTCTTATTTAAAAAGTATGATGACATTGATGAAGTTATTGTACAAAATACATACTGGAATCGTTTTAGATTAAGTATGATAGATCCACCCGACTATGAAAATGTAATACCACATGATGAACTATATCATTTAGAACATAAAAAAGGTAATATAGACTTGTGGTTAAAAAGATTACACAACGAAAAAAGAAATGTATTTGATATTCCGTTACAATGTTATCCACAAGACTATGAAGAAAGATTACATTTTAACGTAAAATTTGATCCAAGGTTTATGATGGGAGCTCCAGACTTAAGAGCTGAACCATATATGAAAGTTAAGACTTGGATGGAAATTATGTCTCTTAAGGCGCAACGAGAGTGGTTTAAAGAGATGTATGTACTGCAAGAGCTTTGCAGAAATAATGGGGCTGAACTTAAATTATTCAGTTTGAACAAATGGACTTGGATACCAGACGAAATGATTCTTCCTAAATTGCGAAATTCATTTTATAATTTTGACTTAATCCAAGTAGCACCAAATCACGTTGAGGAATGGTTCCTCCGTGAAAAGAAAGTAGATATAACTAAACAAACAATCGATGGAGAACACTTTGGCGAAGACATCCATAAAACGATTGCATTAGAATATCTACCACAACAATTTGAAGGGAAACGAAAATGAGTAATAATAGAGCAAAAATGCTAAAAGCACTCAAGAGCCATGCACAGGGACATATTGATAAGCATATTATGAACGTCAATGTTTACTTGGATAATGCAGTTGGTATTGGGGAACACCCGGACGTGTTAGAAGCTATGGAAAAAGAAATAGCCATAATTGCAACTTACATGGACGAATTGGAAGTATTGAATAGATACTTTCCAGAATAAACTTGACAAAAAACCTAAATAAGTGTATACTTATTATAGTAATGGCAATCCTCTGCCTTAACATCGGAGAAAAGAGAAGTGAAAAAAAGTGAAGAAATTATAAAAAGGTTAGCAGACTCAGGCGATCGATACTGGGCTGGTGACAACATATCTAAACATCTGCAACCAGGTGATAAAGAAATACTGATTGAAGAACTTACACCTAAGTTTGAAGCAGTACTTGACGGCTTGGTTATAGATAGATTTAACGATCCTAATAGTAAAGATACAGGCAGACGTCTTGCTAAAATGTATATAAATGAATTAATGAGTGGTCGTTATAACCCAATGCCTAATGCAACGGCATTTCCTAACCATATTGAAGATGGTTATAAAGGAATGTTAGTTGTACGAAGCGAAATTAAATCTGTGTGTTCACACCACCATCAACCGGTGGGCGGTGTGGCATACATCGGTATTATTGCGGCAGAACAATTAATTGGTTTGTCCAAGTATACAAGGATTGCACAATGGTGTGCAAGACGTGGAACACTACAAGAAGAACTTAATAATGTTATTGCTAATGAAATACAAAAAGCAACAGGTTCTAAAAACGTAGGTGTTTATATTCAAGCAACTCATGGTTGTTGTGAGAATAGAGGTATTATGGCGCAAAGCAGTCTTACACAAACAACTGTTTTACGTGGAGCATTTGGTGATGATTCAGGAACTAAAAAAGAGTTCATGGATAACATTAAATTGCAACAAGAGTTTGCGAGTGGCAAATAGAAAGGTTAAGATGCAAAAGAAAGATCCTAGATATAATCACTTTTCAGTAAGCATTGTTAAAAGTGTATTTAGATTTGTAGCAAGTGGTTTACTTGTCTATGCAGGTTATGAATTTTATTGGGTTCATGCTAATACAACAGATATGCCTATTGGGAATGGCGGAGCATGGATGATGGCCGCAGGAGCAGGTTTGTTCCTTGCAGAGATACTTGGTATTATAGAGGAGATAGTAGAATGACTTTAGGAGATGGACCATTGAAAGACAATTTTAAAGCTGACCTTACAGGTGTGGTTAAACAAGAGTTTATTACATATAAAAAAGAGAATGGTATGTTAGTTAAACACACTACTACAAGAAACTACTTTGGAGATAGCGACTATAACGACAGTCATTCTAGTGAACCGTTAGCAGAGGTAAAATAATGACTGTTCCAGTCCGTAAGTATTATTACAGTGAAATCTTTTATAGTATCCAAGGAGAAGGACACTATACAGGAGCACCGACGGCCTGGATACGATTCTTTTTGTGTAATTTACAATGTAATGGCTTTGGACAATTAGATCCAACTAATCCAGATACATATGAATTACCGTTTGAAGACTTTGATGTAAGTTCTGTAAAACGTGTTGAAGATTTACCTGTATGGGAAAAAGGGTGTGATAGTTCTTATACTTGGGCAAAGAAGTTTAAAGGACTTATGGGTCATGAAACACCTGAAGTACTTGGAAACAAAATTATAGATTGTATTAAAAACGAAAGCAATCCAGAAGGTAAATTTTTACATCCTGTTAGTAAGTTTGCACAACACTTATGTTTTACAGGTGGTGAACCTTTAATGGTTACAGGACAACAGGCAACAGTTGGAATATATAACGAACTTAAAAGACAAAATAACTTGCCGGGCAGTATGACATTTGAAACTAATGGTACACAAAAGTTAAGACCAGAGTTTATAGAATGGGGTAAGAGCATAGACACAGAAATATTTTTTAGTTGTAGTCCTAAACTGTTTACAGTATCAGGTGAAAAGCCAGAGAAAGCAATTAAACCTGAGACAGTTGCAGAATACTTACAAGTTAGTAAAAAAGGACAACTAAAATTTGTTGTTGGTAGTAAACAACGAGAATGGGACGAGATGGAATCAGCAGTTGAAAAGTTTAGAGATGCAGGTGTTGATTGGCCGGTATGGATTATGCCTACAGGAGCAAGGGAAGAAGAACAAGTTGCTGGTGCAGGTAAGGTTGCGGAGAAGGCTTTTAAACGAGGATATAATGTGGCGGCAAGAGTCCACGTTTATCTTTTTGGAAATGCTATAGGTACTTAGGAGGAAACTATGAAAAACTTAATAGCTATGAACGGGTTAGCAAAACTAGCCTTAATCTTTGGACTTTCATTTCTTGTAACAACAACTGCTTTGTCAGGTGAATGGAACGAAAAGCCAATAGTATGTCACCCACTTGTAGAAATACAAGGCATACTTAAACAAAATGAAGAAGTATTACTTGCTAATGGAATACAAGCAACACCAGTTAGAGATAAAGCTGGAATATCTGATGTTCCTGCATTTATACCGATTTCAATATACGTTAATCCAAAAACTCAAACGTATACAATAATAGAGTACCATCCGAGTTATGATACATACTGCGTTTTGAGTGTCGGAGCAGGTTGGGAAATAAATGGAGAAACACTATGAAGGACTTTATCAATAAAGTAAAAGATAAGTTCAGTAAAAAGAAAGTAGAAGAAACAAGCGAAGATAAAAGATTGCGTCTTTTACAAGAGGAAAAGAAAGCGGCGACTAAGGCAAAGAAACCTTGGGTAGCAGTTTTGAATACTCACGTTAATCATCAAGATATCAAAAATGGATTTTTTGAACTTGATTGGAATAACGAATTTATTGAACAATTACTTGATGCTGGTTATTCTGGGGAAACAAATGAACAGATTGTTGATGCATGGTTTAAAACTATTGCAAGAAACATTTTGGAAGAACAAGGTTTAGACCCAAATAGAGAAGCAGGTCATATAAAGATCAATAAACGAAAAGATGGTAAATCAGAAGTTAGTTGACATTAGACTAACTTTATGCTATAATTTAAACACAATAAAAATTTAAATAGGTAATAGTAATGAAATATGTTTTGGTTGATACTGCTAACACGTTCTTTCGAGCTCGTCATGTAGTAAGAGGTGAACTCGATATTAAAGTAGGTATGGCGTTTCATATTACATTTAATAGTATCAAAAAGTCATGGCAAGACTTTGACGGTGATCATATTGTGTTTTGTTTAGAAGGCCGTAGTTGGCGTAAAGATGTTTATGCACCTTATAAACGTAATAGACAAGAAACTCGTGATGCTTTAACAGAAGCTCAACAACAAGAAGAACAAACGTTCTGGGAAACGTTTGATGCTTTTAGAGAATTTATAACTAATAAAACAAATTGTACAGTTTTACAACACGATGAATTAGAAGCTGACGATTTAATTGCAGGGTGGATTCAAGCTCACCCTAACGATGAACACGTTATTATTAGTACAGATGGCGACTTTGCACAATTAATTAGCCCTAAGGTTGCACAATACAATGGTGTAAGCAATACAACTATTACACACGAAGGCTATTTTGATGACAAAGGTAAACGTGTAATTGACAATAAAACTAAAAAGGAAAAACCAGCACCTGATCCTGATTGGTTATTGTTTGAAAAATGTATGAGAGGCGATACTAGTGATAATGTATTTTCTGCATATCCTGGTGTAAGAGTAAAAGGCACAAAAAACAAAGTAGGCTTAGAAGAGGCATTTGCAGATAAAAGCAATAAAGGTTATGCTTGGAATAACTTAATGTTACAAAGATGGACAGATCATGAAGGAAAAGAACATAGAGTACTTGATGATTATCAACGTAATGTAATGTTATGTGATTTAAATGCACAACCTGAAAACGTAAAAGAAAAGATAAAATTAACTATTCAAGAGAATGCACAACCGAAGAATATTAAACAAGTAGGTTTGCGTCTTATGAAGTTCTGTGCATTATATGATATGCAAAGAATAACTGATAATGCTCAGGCTTATGCCGAGCCATTACAAGCGAGGTATCCTGTATTATGACAAGTTTAAAAGCTAACGAAATTTTAAAGAATAAATTTTGGATCATCGAGGATGCTGACAGCAAGACAAAAGTTGGCACTCTATCCAAAGATAACGATAATAGATATATGTATAGTTGCGATACTGGATCATATTTCTATGATAATAAAAATGCAGTAGAAAAAACATTAGGAGAAATACTATGGACTAAAGGTAGTATATCAAATGCTCCAGATGTTAGTAAAGAAATTTACAAACTGCCAACATCAACAACACCGTACAATGCTATGTTTGATTTAAAACGTAAATTTGCATTGTTTACGAAAAGCAAAAAATCTAAGAGTCTTTACTGTGCAGGTTATTTTTGTATTCATTTTGAAAAAGGTTGGGTTAAAAGTTTTTGTCCCAAGCTAGTTACATTAGAGAAATATGAACATAAAGGGCCATTTAAGACTGAATTAGAAATGCGACAGGAGTTAAGTAATGTCAACAGAAGCTAATTATAGCTCACACGATTGGCGTAAGAATACAGATGACGCCATTGTTATAGATGAAAAAAATATGAACTATGCAAAGGTTAACGACTGTAAAGTTAGTTTTAAAAATCCTAAATCTTTAAAAACAGAAGAAGTAGATTTATCTAGGTTAGTTAGAGTATTTGTAAATAACAGAGATGATCTAAAAAGGAGTGTTAAGTAATGGAAGTTAAACCTTTAAACCCTATTCCACTTCAGCAGTATATAGAAAAAGTAAAAGTTGCTGATACTAGCAATCAAGCTGAAGTTAGAATGACCCTACAAGAAGCTAAAATTCTTGCCTTTACACTAGGTGAAGTAATGTCTAGATTACACGGTGATCTAGAGAAACTAGTAGATCAGCAAAATAAAACAGAAGAAGTTATTTCCGTCGCCGCAGATGGCGGTCAACAGTGGTAGTTGTTATCTAGTAATATACGTATATTACTATCTCTTTGAGATAAATATATGTATAAGAGGATAACAAATGAGCAGACCTAAACCAACAGTTGTTTTAGAGAACATCAATAGAAAAACGTATAAGTCCGAGCAGGTCTTAGATGCTGAAGCCATCTGGGCAGTATTTTATAAGGATAAGCCGTTCAACTTAAAAAGCTCTAACACACTTACAAACTATCCTGGACCTAAATACAAAAAGGTATCTTTTTCCAATCCAGGTCATGCACATAATTTAGCTAAAAAATTAAACGATCTATTTCAAGTAGAAGAATTCACAGTTGTAAAGTTAACTTCCGGCGAAACAGTTAAGGAAGAATAAATGAACTGGAAAGAAACCTATACTAAGGTATTCTTGAAACAGGCCGATATTGCAATAAGCGATAGTACCATGGCTGAATATATGCCGAAGTGGTGGCAGAACACTAGGCAGTCAGGTGGACTACGTTTAACTGACGATGGCATGATGTTCTTAAGTGATAAAATAGATTTAGCTACGTATGAAGTTCCTTTTCCAGCCGACTTTAAAATAACTACTCAAGTTATTATATTTTTGGACAGGTTTATAGACTGTCCTTACTACTTAACAAATAGAGGAATTACCGTTACCGACGAAAAGAAAGCACTCGAATTGCATCTTTTTAGTGGTGATGTCCGTAAATATGGGCTGGCAAAAGCTCTAAAACGGACAGATGAATTGGTAAACTCTTGATTTTATTACACATTTTTTCTTAAAATAATTGCATTTTCTGGTTGACCTTTATAGTAATAGGTGTTATTATATATACATACTTAGAAATTAAGTATGGCACTGAAAAACTAAACAAAGGAGTACAAAGTGGAAAACATCGCAGTAAGACAAGTTAGTCCAAATGGTGCAAAGAAAAGCATCCAAAGGGCATTCAAAAAACAACGTCCAATCTTTATATGGGGACCTCCAGGAATTGGTAAGTCCGATATTGTTTCACAAATAAGTGAAGATATCGATGCTCATATGATTGACGTAAGGTTGTCATTATGGGAACCTACAGATATTAAAGGCATACCTTATTATGCCGCTAACGACAATACAATGAAATGGGCACCGCCTATTGAATTGCCAGATGAGAAAATGGCTAAGAAGCATAAGAAGATTGTATTGTTCTTAGACGAAATGAACTCGGCCGCACCGGCAGTACAAGCCGCGGCTTACCAATTAATTCTTAACAGAAAAGTTGGTACATATAAATTACCTGACAATGTTTTGATTGTTGCCGCTGGTAACAGAGAAGCAGATAAGGGTGTAACTTACAGAATGCCTGCTCCATTGGCAAACAGATTTGTTCACTTAGAAATGAAAGTGGACTTTGATGATTGGTTTGCTTGGGCAGTACAAAACGACATCCATAAAGATGTTGTAGGTTACTTAACATTTAGCAAGAAAGACTTATATGACTTTGATCCAAAAAGTCCAAGTCGTTCATTTGCTACACCAAGATCATGGTCATTTGTTTCCGAGCTATTGGAAGACGATGACGATGAAGCAACCACAACTGATTTAGTTAGTGGTTCAGTCGGCGAAGGACTTGCCGTTAAGTTCATGGCACATAGAAAAGTGTCAGCTCAATTACCTAATCCATCTGATGTATTAGCTGGTAAGGTAAAAACAATGGAAACGAAAGAAATCAGTGCCATGTATTCCTTGACTGTTTCATTGTGTTATGAGTTGAAAGAAGCTAGTGATAAGAGCGATAAAAAGTTCGACTCAAAAGTCAATAACTTTTTACGTTTTGCGATGGACAACTTTGATACCGAATTGGTTGTCATGGGTATCAAGTTAGCTCTTACACAATATCAACTTCCAATCGATCCAGATGAAGTTGAGTGCTTTGATGAGTTCCATGAGCGATTCGGCAAGTATATTAAAGCCGCACAAGGAGAAGGTAGCTAATATTTTGGCTATTTGGGGAGGTTCTTTTTTGGAATCTCCCCGCTCTTTTTGGTTGACAAATCCAATTAAATATACTATAATATACATATAACAATTAGGAAAAGATGGCACAAATGACTAATACAGAAATAGCAACTCAAGATCAAGAAGTTTTAGATAGATATGAAGAGTCTAAAAAGGCTCCTGAAATTGAAATCACAGACGAATTAAGGGCAGAAGTTTTAGATAAAATTATTGTAGCAAGAGTAGGATTACTTTTAAGACATCCTTTCTTTGGTAATATGGCAACTAGACTTATTATAAAAGAAGCTAGTGATTGGTGCCCTACTGCCGCTACTGATGGTAGACACTTATTTTATAGTGTTCCTTTCTTTGCTAAAATGACTAACAAAGAAATAGAGTTTGTTATTGCACACGAAATACTTCATTGTGTATTTGATCATATGACAAGACGTGAAGATAGAGATCCACAAATACATAATATCGCGGCTGACTATATTGTTAATAACACTCTTGTTAGAGATAACATTGGTACTAAACCAGCTGATATTCCAATTTTCCAAGACTTTAAATATGAAGGTAAAACTTCAGAAGAAGTATATGATGAAATCTACAAGAAGTATGATGAAGAAGAATTAAAGCAATTAGGTCAATTACTTGACGAGCATATTGATTGGGATAAAGACAGTCAAGATAAAGATCAAAAGGCTCCAGGTAAAAAAGGTAAAGATAAAAAGAAAGATGGTAAGCCTAGTTACTCTAAAGAAGAACTTAAAAAAATTAGAGATGAAATTAAAGAGAGTATGATGGGTGCGGCACAGGCCGCTGGTGCTGGTAAAGTTCCTGCAGAAATTGAAAGAATGATTAAGGAACTTACAGAACCTAAAATGAACTGGAGAGAAATCCTTAGACAACAAATTCAGTCTACTATTAGAAACGATTTTACTTTCCAACGTCCTAGCAGAAAAGGTTGGCATACAGGAGCAATTCTTCCTGGTATGAACTATGATGAAACTATTGATATTGCTATTGCAATTGATATGTCAGGTTCAATAGGTAATAAGCAAGGTGAAGACTTCTTAGGAGAAGTACAAGGTATTATGTCAGAGTACCAAGACTACAATATTAAAATTTGGTGTTTTGATACTAAAGTTTATAACGAACAAGACTTTAGTGCTGACAATGGTATGGAACTTTCACAATACCAACTTATGGGTGGCGGTGGAACAGACTTTATGGCTAACTGGGAGTATATGAAAGAAAACGATATACAACCTAAAAGGTTCATAATGTTTACAGATGGTTATCCTTGGGATAACTGGGGTGATGAAAATTACTGTGATACAGTATTTGTTATTCACGGACATCATGACAAGAATTTACAAGCACCATTTGGCGTTACTTGTCACTACGAGGAGGCAAGATAATTTGAAACCAAATGCACTTAATTTTTTCGATATGAGAGAAGTATCATATGCTTCTCCACATTTCGAATATACACACTTCAAACAACAATATAACTTTCAAGACGCAATCCAAAAATGGATTAATAAGAACTTAAAAGGCAGATATCATATAGGCACTACGTTAGTTTTGGACGGTCATAACCAATACCAAAATAATGTTACTGTTGGTTTTGAAGATCCAAAAGAGCTATCATATTTCATGTTAGCCTGTCCACATTTGAAGTACTAATAAATATTAAGTAGGTATATAATTATATATTATAATATCGACTATTAATAGGAGAGACATAAATGTCAGAAGATAATAAAACTGCAACGGCTCCAGCAAAACCTGAGCCAAGTATGGCGACAGCACCGACGGGTGCTCCAGCTGGTACTCCTGCACAAGAACTTACAGTTCAAGATTTAGGAGTATTAAAAACGATTATCGAAGTAGCACAAAGTCGTGGGGCTTTCAAAGCCAACGAACTTGAAGCGGTAGGAAAGACGTATTCTAAACTAGAACAATTTCTAGCTTCGATCCAAAATCAACAAGTAGCAAAAGATCCAAATGCTAATGCACCAGCACCAGCAACTGCTCCGGCAACTGCTCCAGCAGGTGATAATGCGGATCCTGTTACAGGGGAGGTAAAATAATGGCCCTAAAACATATAGGAAGAATGAAGAAGACAGGACGTAAAGTTGCTGTCGTATTCAGAACTCTACCAGACGAACCAGAAAGTTGTCTAGTATGCCAAACTGAGAACCTAGGTGACTCAGAGCATGATATATTAATTAATATGTTAGAAAGCAACACCGGACAAAATGCTGACGAATTAGCAGATGCTATGCAACGTACTCCACTTGGAGATGGTAGCATAATGTTAGCTAACTTCCACGTTAACGGAAAACTAACTAAAGTGTCAACATCTGATATAGAGATGACACCAGATACACAAACTACAATTAGTCTTGATGAATTAAACAATACTATTGCAGAACAAAAAGGTGTGTCAGTTAAAGATTTAGCCGTTGGTGGTAGTTCAGTTGAGACGGTAGCTACTGCGGAAACTGTACCATCAGGAGAAGCGGCGGCAGTAGTTGATGCGGCAAAAGAACAACCTTTATCAGATGAAGATCTAGCTAAAAATATGAGAGCTGATGCTGATAGAATGTTCAAAGAAGCAGAAAGACTACGTAAAGAAGCTGAGGATTTAAGCCCAAGTAAAAAAGGCAAATCCAGTGCAAAAGCCTAAATTTCCAGGCGGAGCGGCCAAGACAAAAAGACTTCCTCAAGAAGTTATTAATAAGTGGCCAGATGTATTTGGAGATGTAGACGTTCATGCCATACCGTTAGAGTACTTACACTCGTTAAGAGTTCGTTTTAACAACGGTAAGGTTTGGGACATAGCAGTAGACGTTAAAAAGAACCCTGTAAAATCCCTAGAAAAGACCCTTAAAGACCTGTTTAATACGTATGATAGCAGTATTAAACACGTCGATTTTAAAGTAGATACAGATCGTATTAAAAAAGACGTTCAAAAACGTACCACAAAGTTCATCAAGCATCGTAAGTAATATTGTTTAAAAGGTATAAATACATATAACAGATCCAGGAGTTATATAAATGGCATTAAAACTTAGAAGAGGTACAGACTCACAAAGAGCATTAATTACACCAGCTGATGGTGAATTAATCTATACAACAGATACTAAAAAGTTGTATATTGGTGATGGCTCTACTGCTGGCGGTAATCCAGTTGATACAGCAGGTACGTCTTTAGAAGCCAATCTATCATTAAACAACTACGATTTAGTTGGTACAGGTAACATAAACACCACTGGAAATATAACAGTAACAGGTAATATTACTGCTGATGGAAACTTAACATTAGGTGGAAATTTAACAGTTGGTGATGCTAGTACAGATACAATCAACTTAACATCTAAAGTAGAATCACACATTTTACCAGACGTAGATAGTGCAAGAAATATAGGTTCAAGTGTATTAAGATGGGGCCAAGGACACTTTGGTACATTACACGTAACAGACGATCTTAATGCTGGAAGTATTAATGCAAACATCATTGGTGATGATTCAACAGTAATTATTAATAAAGCAACTGGAGCCTTAAATGCTTCAGGTACTTTTAAAGGTGATGTTAAAGCAACTGACAACTCAAGTTTCTTTAATGCAACTTCAAAGGCTGTTAATGCAGGTGCAGGTACATTTACTGGAACGGTAAGTGCGGCAACTATAGAATCAGAAAACATTGTTGGTAACTTTAAAGGTACTATTGTTGGAGATGATTCAACAATATTAGTTGATGCAGTAAACAGTAGAGTAAATTTAAATAACGGTACTGTAAGTTTTGTATCCGACCAAATAGAATTAACTGGTACAACATTTTTAAAATTAGGTAAAACTGCTGATGCAAGTTCACCGACTTTACAATTAACTAACGTTGATGCTTCTAAGCCAATCGACGTAATTACTAAAGCGGGAACAGGTGCAAACAATACAAGTAAGTTTACATTCTCAGCACTACACGGTGCTAACCCACAAAGTCCAGCACAGGCGACAGCAGGTGATTGGCAAGGTGTTTTAACTGGACAATCATGGGATCCTACACACAATGGTGGCGTATATGTTCCAAGTTCAATTATTGCATTTACAGTTGACGGCAATGAAACTATTGCGGCCGATACTGCAAAAGGTAAAATAGAATTTATTACTAATGCAGGAACAGGAAGTTCACCTAGCTTGAAATCAATGTCTTTTGATGCCGCTGGTAAAGTAAAAATTAACGGTGCTCCAGGAGATGTTGCAGGTGCTAACCTAGACGTTGTTGGAACTGCACAATTTACAGACACAGTTAAATTTGCTAATATGACAACTGTTGAAAGAAATGCACTAGCTTCAGTAAGTGCTGGTATGGTAATTTACAATACTACAGAAAGTAAATTACAACTACGTACTGGTGTTGCTTGGGTAGACTTACACTAGTCAACTTAAACTAATCCAATTCATTTAAACCATAAGTAAGTATATGAGCAAGATTACTCTCTTCACCTCCGGATCTACAGATGAACCAAAAGTGGTAACTCACACTTGGGATTATATTGATAGATGTGCCCATAAATCAATTACAGAAATTGGATTAACTAAAGACGATATAGTGCTAGATGTATTTCCTGCGAACACTATTGCCCACTACACAATCACCGCCGTTCCTGCGTTTTTAAGCGGCGCACAGTACGTTTCTACGAACTTTAGTGCATACACCTACCCCGAGCTAATAAGTCGCTTTAAACCGACGTATATAGCTTTAATACCACGTCATTTAGAACTGTTATTAAACAGTAAAGGCTTTAAAGATTTGGATATGAGTAGTGTCAAATATATGGTTACAGGTAGTTCCAAAATAGAACAAAGTTTTATAGATGAATTCAAAAACCGAGGAGTAAAGACTGTTGCGAACTGGTACGGAATGACTGAATGTCCACCACCAGTAATGATTGGTTATGACACACCACATTTTACAGTAATAGATAAAAGTGTTTCTTTTACAGAAGAAGGCGAATGTATAATAGACGGATTTCATACAGGCGATATTTTTGACGTAGAAACAAAAACATTTTTACGAAGAAAAAATAATGAACAAAGATCTACTTGGAAAAATAAGTTTTAGACTTGCGACAAAGGCCGACGAACCTTTAGTAAAAGAGTTTTGTGCATCGCAAAATTACTCAAACAATACATCATTAGAAAAAATGAAATGGGAATGGTGCCTAAAGAACGGTGCTTGGACTATTGCACTTTACGAAAATAAAATTATTAGTATTGCAGGTATACACGACTTACCTGAAGTAGGTTGGAATTGTTATAGATGTTTATTCCGTGGTGCTCAACTACCAGGATATACATTAGGTACAGGTAGAGATATTTTTAAAACAGGAATACATTTAAGTCATTTATTAAACTTACAAATAGACTGGGCACCTAACTCTGCAGACTTATTCATTAGCACTAACATAAATGATGATGGTGGTAAGAGTCAACGTATGAATGATACAATGATGCCGTTATTAGCTAAACGTGGTATATGGACTTTAGATAGACAAATGGAATTATATAATGTACCACAGAACTTGTGGCGTATTAATGTGACTCGGTATAAGGAAGAGCGTAACCTCTCGCTAAACAACGATAAGAATACTGATCAAAAATTGTAAAAGGTTTCTTTTTAATTACAACTTCTTTAACTTTATTTTCCCAATAGCTTGACTGTTTACTTGTAGCTGTATAATGTAGTTCTAAAAATTGTTCTATATGCTTAACTACGTTTAACCATGCTTTATTATATACGTCTTGCTTACCTACAAGTTTAACTAACATTTCTATTTGATATTGTATAAGCCATATTGCCTGTGCTTCTAATGGTTCTATAAATCCTGCACTTAATCCTATATTTAAAATATTACCTTCATATGGATTTTCGCAATATTGACTTTCCCACTCAATTACTCTTAACTGTTCTAGTTCTAGTTTGTGTGGACACTTTTCTATAAACTCTGCTTTAGCACTTCTAACTGATTGGTGTTCTTTACTAAAAACATACCCATTACCTATACGGTTCTGCAAGTATATGTTCCACATCCAACCATTGCTTAATGCAGTAGTTTCTGTATAATACTTTATTACTTTATCATAGCTAGGACAAACTATTGCACAATTATTCTTTAAGTTAGTTTTAATCATTTCTTTTTTAGGAAATAAGTTACTAAACCCTGCACAATTAATAATTAAATCTGCTTCGCTACTATCTATTGACGAAAGTGTTTTATTAATAACTTCTACGCCATTAGGTAATGCTACTTTATCTTTAAGCATAATACCAAACTTATTAGCATCTATGTGATAAGCATGGCGCCACTTTTTAGTAGGCTTTGTATAATCTCGCATCCATTCTATTTGTTCTTTATGTTCTGATTCATCAAAACAAAAATGATGCCACCATTGTGTATTGTAGTTGTTCCAATCTCTATGACATATAGTATACTTTCTAACTGCATCACAACGATCAAATAAGTCTTGTTCTGTAAGTCCTAGTTCAGTAATGAAGTCATACATACTAGGTAACGTACTTTCGCCTACACCTATTGGAGGTATTTCTTCACTTTGTATTACAGTAATTTTCCAGTCAGTCTTTTTTGCAAGATAACTTGCAGTCATCCAACCAGCTGTTCCACCACCTACTATTACTACTTTCATTAAAAGTCTATCCTTATGCCTATATTATGATTATCTCTAATAACATCATAATTGTAAACTACGTTATATGTGTGCCAAAACTTTCTATATTTTTCTGGTATCATTTTAGTTGCTTCGTAATGTGCAAAACCTCTTGCTATAAAATAAGTTATTACCTGTGCTTCACTAGGGTGCTTACCTAATATTTTATTCTTTTCATAGTAATTGTCATTGTTTGCTATTTCTAAAGTTTGTAACATATCTATTGTTTGTAATACATTAAACAAAACAATACCTACTTTATCTTTTTCAGTTAGTGGTTCTTTATACCACTTCTCTAAAGGGTTTGCTTTGCTGTCGCCAACGGCAACTATTATCCACATACATACAGCAACTATTAATAATCTCATAAAGCCAATATATCTAATATTTTATTTTCATCTACTCTAGTTAAGAAGTGAGCCCTGTCAGTATCACCTGTATTATCTGTACCGTGATATGCATTAGTATTTAAAATGTAAATTTTACCTACTTTCATATTGTACTCTACTTCTCTATCTTTTCCAAAACAAAAAACTGCTTTCTCATTTGTTTCTAAAGGTATATGCAATTTTTTTACAGTACTATCTTTATGTGTTTTGATATGTGCTGTTGGACCATGTATTGTAATAATACATTGTTTAAAACTATCTTCACCTAACATTTCAATTAAATTATTCATATAACCAAAACGATATTTAGGTAGTATATTACACTTGTCATAAAATTCTGGATCTAATGTTTCAGGAAACATATCTGTATTAGCTTGACTAGGAGGCGGTAATGGTTCGTATTTTTCTACTGGCCATGCAAGTGTATAACCGCTAATAGGTCCGCAGTAATATCCGCAATAACCTAAGTCCATATATTGTTTACTAACTTCTACATTTAATCTATCTGGAAAATTATAAAAGTCAAAGAACATATGATTGAAGTTCTTCTTTACATCAGCATAGTATTGTGTAAGTTTTTCAACATCAAGATTACAGTTTAATTCAATAGCACCCCAACTTGTATCTTCATACAACATCTTCATATCAATATCTTTAGGATTGTAGTCTTTAATTATCATATTGTTTCCTCGTTGTATTTAAGCAATTCATTTTCAGCGTCTTTAGGAACTTTAAAAAACAAGTGTACTCTATCCGATTCACCTTGGTTATGTGTACCATGTGATATGCTAGTATTAACAAGTGTCATACGTCCATCAGCAGGTAGTACATATTTTCTATTAGGTTCAAATGTAAAGAATGCTTTGCTATTAGTTAATATAGGAATATGAACTTTTAAATAATCATCTGTATCTTTATGAAAGTTAATTAATGCACCTGGCGGGTGTACACTTACACTAAATTGATGTGCAAAAGGAAACTTATCTTGTAGCTTACGAGCTAATCCAAACATTAATTTTGTATCTCTATATTCACGTTTTTCTTCTTTAGTAATGTTATACGGAGGACAAGGTTTAGTTAGGTCTTCTAAATTACTTTGTAAAGCCCAACCTTCTACACCTTCTAGCTTATGTCCACCAACACCTTCTTCATCTTTTTCTTCCCAAACATATTTCATATCTTGGTGTTTAGTTTGTAAGTCAATATAGAATAGTCTTAATTCACTTAGGTCAATTCTAGGCTTTAATACT